GTTCACACATGGGTGACCCGAGCCTACTGTCCTGAGTGCGACCAGTTTCTCTGGACGAACCCAGGCAGTGACTCGGTCATCTGTGGCTGCGGCGCATCTGAGATTCACGAGGATGTCGTCATCACTGGCGATGCCGTCGCGGACGAGGTCGTCTTCGCACAAGCAGTGGCTGACGATCTCAACGTATCCGTGGAAGACCTTGAACTCTTGGAGGGCTGATGGCAGCGCCAGCATGGGCCACAGACCTCACAGACATCATCGTTGACCCAACATCGACCACTGGCTGGACGGCTCTCGGTGGCGGTGCGTCCGGTCTCCCCACAGCGGGTGAGACGGACTACTACGTCCAGGGCAGCACCTGCATGTCGAAAGGTGCCTGGACCAACGCCCTGAAGGGCATGATCTACGCCAACGGCGGTGGTACTCCGGCCAACTTCACGGTTCCCACATCTGGTGTCGTGCTCGCCTGGGGCTACTACTCAGCGCCCGCCTCGCTGTCCAATAAGGCCGGTGGTGGGCTTCGCATCGTCATCGGATCGGGAACCGGCGCGTACTACCATTACTACGTCGGCGGGAGCGACACCCTGACCTTCGAGTCGTGGGTGCCATACGTCGTTGACCCCAACACCGCCACAGCGGACACCACTACCGGCGCACCATCCGGCACCGAGGGCTACGTCGGCATCCTCGCCAACCTGCCCACCACAGCAGGCCCCACTAAGGGGAACCCCATCGCTATCGACGCGATCAGGTATGGGCGACACACCCTGACCTACACGCTCGGTGATGGTGCCCCGAACTACAACACCTTCGCGCTCGCAGAGGCTACGGCCAACTCGAACACGAACCGCTGGGGCAACATCGAGTACAACAAGGGTGTCTACCTGGTCCAGGGCTTCCACTCCTTTGGGTCCTCGGGCACGGCTGTGGACTTCCGCGACTCCAACAAGGTGCTCTTCATCCGTGCCTCTGGTGGCAACAACGGAGGCAACGACGCGGTGGCTACGGCCTACAACCGCTTCGAGATCCTCAATGCCAGCAGCAACGTGTCGTGGACGAACATCTCCCTCTCGGCGCTGGGTACTCGTGCTCGTGGTGTCTTCGTTCACACGGCAGGCACCCTGACGCTCGACTCCTGCCAGTTCACAGACATGGACACCTTCTCGTTCCTGGCCGCAGCCAGTGTGACCGACACGGTCTTCCGTCGCTGTAACGCTGTCACTGCTCCCGGCACCAACCTCGTTGGCTCACAGATCCGCACGCCAACCGTGGCGGCTGACGCCTCTGGCTTGGTGTGGAACGTCGCAACTGACACTGACGGCAAGTTGGACGACATGGTCTTCACCAAGGGGACCAACGCTCACCACGCAATCGAGTTGGGGACGACCAGCCCCACGACGGTCACGCTGCGCGGTCTGACGTTCACCGGCTTCAACGCCAGCAACGCGCAGAACGACTCGACCATCTACGTCAAGCGCACCACCGGTACTGTCACCATCAACCTGGTGGGGTGCTCCGGCAACATCTCCTACAAGACCGATGGCGCCACGGTGGTGCTGGTAACCGACCCGGTCACCCTGTCCGTGCACGTCCAGGACGCCAACACCGGCTCGCCCATCTCAGGAGCCCGCGTCTGGGTGCCAGTCACCTCCAGCGCCGGTGGCCGTCCCTACCTCCAGTCCATCTCCTCGATCACCCGCTCGGGTTCAACGGCGACGGTGACGACCGGTACAGATCACAACCTAGCCACCAACGACTATGTGGACATCGCTGGTGCGACCGAGCAGGAGTACAACGGCACCTTTCAGGTCACGGTTACTGGAGCAACCACCTTCACCTACACCGTGACCGGCACCCCCAGCACACCAGCGGGCGGTACCAAGACGGTGACCTTCGTGGTCATCTCTGATCTCACTGATGGCTCAGGAGACATCTCAGCGACATACTCATGGAACGCGAGTCAGCCCGTATCAGGGAGGGTCCGTAAGGGTTCAAGTGCAACGTACTACAAGACATCACCCATCTCCGGGACTATCGACTCCGGGGCGGGCCTGGCTGTTACCATTCAGATGATCCCTGACGCATAGGAGCATGATGTCCACCGAAGAAGTTGAGCCCGTTCGCGCCGTCAAGATCGGTGATGGGCTCGTGCGCGAGGGGTCTGCCGCCCACATGAACGCCAAGGCCCTGGCACAGGAGATCGTTCGCCTTCGCACAGATCAGGAGGCTCGCTTCACCGTCCTGGAGAACCGGGTCGCCATGCAGGACCAGAAGATCGCCCAACTCCAGAACCTCTTTGCCACCCAGATGGTGACCCGAGGCTCGGGTCCGACTGCGGAGTAGCCCATGGCCATCTCCGTGAACTGGAACACCAAGGTCATCTTCGTGCCTCAGGCCGACCTGACCTTGGTCTCTGGCACGCTCTATGAGTTGGACACGGACTGGTTCAGGCTTCAACTGAAGGACATCGAGGACGACGAGGGCATCCCTTTCCTAGACACCCACCGGCACAACACCGAGGTCACGGTGGCGGGTACCACCTTCGCCCGAGTCATCGAGATCATCAACGGGTACTCTGTGGAGTTCGAGGACGGGTCCTACACCGTCAGGCTCGCGGGCTCGAACAACAACATCTTCGACGTGGAGAACGGCATCCTGGTTCAGAACCAGGTCCAGATCATCGCCCAGAACTCAGCAGGTCTGATCGTCCTGGCTGGCGGGGTCGCGGCCACCCCCGCCGAGATCGCCGACGCCGTGTGGGACGAGCCCATGTCCGACCACCCGGACCCCGGTACTTTCGGGCAGCGGCTCCGCAACCTCTTCCCGTCCTACTGGGGCGTCTGATGCCTGTCGACTTCCCGGACTCCCCGAGCGTCAACGACGAGTTCTCGGTTGACGGGGTCACTCGAATCTGGACTGGCACTGCGTGGGTGCTGAAGACGAGCGGCGGCGGTAGTGCCAGGACCACCGCAACGATCACTACCGCCTCCCTGGCCAGCGGAGCAACCGAGGATGCGACGGTTGTTCTCGCGGCCGGGTACCGTCTCCTTCAGATAACCACCGATCGTGCCTGTCGTGTCAGGCTTTACACAACGAGCGCTAAGCGCACCGCCGATGCTGCTCGCAGTATTGGGGTGGATCCCACAGGAGATCACGGGCTGCTGTTCGAGTTCGTGGCCACAGGTGCAGTCGCCGACTACGACCTAACGCCCACGATCGATGGATTCTGCCCAGCCGGTACGTCGGCGTACTACGCCATAGAGAACCGCTCGGGCAGCACGAGCACAGTCGAGGTCATACTCGCCTGGATCAGGACGGAGTGAGATGGCGGCAACGACGTGGATGGCGACCTATCAGCAGACTACGGATGCCGAGTTCCGTGCTTGGGGCTCTGCCACCAAAGCAGGACTTGCTGCTGCGGGCTTCGTACAGACTTCCGACACCGGACAGATCGACTGGACTACGGTCTTGGCCCCTACGGTGGCAACGACTGCCCAGGGCTATGAGATCTGGAGCCTCAACGACGCGGCTCAGTCCACCTGTCCTATCTTCTTCAAGATCGAATACGGCTCAGGCTCTACGACACCCAGCGCACGTCCCAACATCTGGATCACTGTAGGTACTGGGTCCAACGGTTCTGGCACCATCAACGGTGTCACGATCTTGTCTCGCACGGCCTTCAACACCAGTACAAACGGGGTCGCGGGAGAGACGCCTAACTGGGCTTGCTGTCACGATGCTTCTGGCGCCTTCTGGTTTGCGTTGGCCCCAGTCAACTCATCTGCTCCTGGCGGGTTCTTTGGGATCTTCAGGTGGGCTGAGGACGACGACACGGTCGGGACTCGTGGCGTCACTGTGATTCATCAGACCACCACCGGCTCCACTATCATCACGACGCACTACCGTCGTGCGTTGGCGAGCACGCTGTCGGGTCGTGGGGGTTGGTCATACCCCTTCTCTCAGACCTCTGCCACACTGGCGCAGGGGCTGACGCTACCGGTCTTCTACGACTACGGCCAAGACGCTGATGCCTTGCGGCCCATGATGGGCTTGTTCGGCCACAACTCGGGTGACTTCCAACAGGGCGCTATCATCCCCATCACGGCCTATGGAGCAACACGCAACTTCATCCGTATCCCTGGCTCCGGGTCGGGGTCTCCTGTGGGCACGGACCAAGCGCAGAGTAGCGCTGCCAAGGCGCTCTTCGTGTACGAGTAGCCATGGCCACCCGTATCCGACTGTCGAGTCTGACCAGCACCCCGTCTCCGGCTTTCGCTGGAGGTGGGTACTGGACTTCTACCGCTAGTGCTTTGAGGTACGGTGCGTTGCCGTGTGAGGCCCCACCGATCACTGCGACGAAAGGTGTCGCGGAGACCAGCACGTCTCGCACCAACATCCTTCTTGCTCAGTTGTCCATCCCGCTCTTGGCAGAGCAGACCATCAGCGGAACTATGAAGGGGCAGATCCGCGCCCTGGAATCCCTGGCTGCCGCAGACATGCACCTGCTGCTGCATGTGCGGGTGGTTGGTCTCGACGCAACCGAGCGGGGCACGCTCTACTCGTCGTCGTCCAACGCCTCGACTTCGGTGGGCTCTGCTGGCTCGGACACATACGAACTTGACACCACCGCCACCAACAGGAAACTCCCCCCAGGCTGGTCGGGCTCTGGGGTCTCCCTCTCCTCGGTCGATGCCCAGAACAACGACTTGCTCGTCATTGAGGTTGGGTACCGCGCCACCAACACGGTGAGTACCTCCTACACCGGCACCATTCATCTCGGTTCGCTGTCGTCTTCTGACTTGCCTGAGGATGAGACCGACACGACTGACAAGCAGCCCTGGATCGAGTTGTCGCACGATCTACTGCTCCTGGATGGGGCTAGGTTGCCGCTGGAGGAAAGGATTCTCTACCTAGGCGGAGGAGGGCAGGCATCGGTGCCGCTGGTGGGCCAGACCTGGCCAAGGGGTTCAGGCTAGTACCAACCTGGGATCAATCCTAGGTACCGTTTCAGGTGAGGCCACACGTACCGAGTGGCGAAACCTTTCTGACGAAAGTGGCTGCGAATGGCTTCCAACAATCTCGCGCTCCTGGTCAACGCGGCGCTCAACGGAACCCCGACGTACACGACCAACATCTACTCCCCGGGAACGATCACGGGCAACGCAGGTCTGGCAGCGGCGACACCCTTCGCGGTGATGCGCCACATCCACGTCTTCAACAAGAACGCCTCCGCGATCACGTTCCGACTTCAGGTCGGCGCTACCGGCGCGGCAGCCGCTGGAACGGAGATCTTCTACGACCAGTCCGTGGCCGGGAACACCGGCTTCGACTGGTACGGAGCGATCCGCTTCATCGGTGGCACGACCTTCCTCACGGGTGCCGCCAGCACGACGCTGGTGAACATCACCGCGTGGGGCGAGTTGGGCATGTACTGAGACTGACCACCGAACTGATCTGATGGACCCTGACAACATGCGAGGTAGTTAGATGGCCATCGGAGCAACGGGACCGACCGGACCTGTCGGCGCAACCGGCCCCACTGGGGCAACTGGTGTGACGGGAGTGTCCGGCGTTTCCGTTTCCGGAGCCACCGGACCTCGCGGTGAGGACGGTGTTACCGGCCCTACCGGAGTCACCGGGGCAACTGGACCTGCGGGTCCTGCCGGTGTCACCGGAGCAGGAGTTACCGGAGCAACCGGACCAACAGGCGCTACCGGTCCAGCCGGTGCCACGGGTGCTGGAGTCACGGGAGCCACGGGACCCATCGGTGCTACCGGACCGGTGGGCGACGCGGGAGCCACGGGAGGCACGGGCGCGCGAGGCGTCACCGGGCCCGTCGGAGTCACAGGAGTCACCGGCCCAGCCGGAGGCGTAGGCGTTACAGGTAACGTCGGCCCCACAGGTGCGGCCGGAGCCGTAGGAGCCACCGGCCCAGTCGGAGCCACGGGCGTAACGGGCGGCACAGGAGCGCGCGGAGTCACCGGATCGACAGGCCCGATCGGAGTCACAGGAGTCACCGGCCCAGCCGGAGTTACAGGCAACATCGGTCCTACCGGCGTCAGTGGTCCTATCGGCGCTACCGGCCCAGTCGGAGCCACGGGCGTAACGGGCGGCACAGGTGCCCGGGGAGTCACGGGATCAACCGGCCCTACCGGCGTTGCCGGAGCCGTCGGGGACACAGGCCCTACCGGCGTCGGGGTAACCGGGGCCACCGGACCGGTGGGAGCCACAGGGCTCACCGGAGCCACTGGCGACATCGGTGTCACAGGCGCTGGGGTAACTGGAGCCACCGGAGCCACCGGGCCCACAGGGGTCGCAGGGGCAGCAGGAGACATCGGGCCTACCGGGCCTACTGGTGTAGGCACTACCGGCGCCACGGGACCCACAGGACCCACTGGAGTAGCCGGTGACACCGGACCGGCCGGAGCCACCGGAGTTGGCGTCACAGGTGCCACCGGGCCGCTAGGATCCACAGGTGCTACCGGACCGTCAGGAGCCTCCGGACCAACAGGACCGGTAGGTGATCGAGGCGTCACCGGCCCTCGCGGTGCCACCGGCTCGACCGGACCAGCGGGTGCCACAGGTGCTGGAGCCACGGGTGCTACCGGACCAGCGGGTGCCACAGGTGTGGGAACCGCAGGTGCCACAGGCCCCGACGGTGCCACAGGTGCTACGGGACCGACAGGAGCCTTCGGCGGCTACTCGATGGAGTACACCTTTGACGACAGCACTGTCGACGGAGACCCCGGGGTCGGCGAGATCAGGTTCAACAACGCCTCGTTCGTATCGGTGACTGCGGTCTACGTCGATGTGTACGACGTCGGGGTAGCAACGAACGCGGTCAACTTCTGGACCTTCATGACCGAGAACAGCCCTGGGGACATCCAGGCTCACCTCCGCATCTTCAAGAAGGACAACCCGAGCAACTTCGCTCTCTTCGAGGTCTACCAGGCCGCTGTCGACATGGGCGGGTACGTGCGGGTCACGGGCCTCATCAACCGGGCCTACGACGGTGCCATGTTTGTGGCCGGTGACAGTGTTGTCGCCACCTACTCCATGGCTGGTGGCAAAGGGGTCACGGGACCAACCGGTCCTACCGGAGCGACCGGACCCGTTGGAGTCACAGGGGTTACCGGCCCTACCGGCGTCACCGGGGATACGGGCGCCGTCGGAGCCACCGGCCCAGTCGGTGTGACCGGAGCCACGGGCCCAGTCGGCGTCACGGGAGTCACGGGAGTCACGGGCGTCACGGGACCGACGGGGGTAGGCGTAGCAGGCTACATCTACACCGGAACGGGGACCCCTGAGGGAGCCGTCACCGCCGTGGTGGGCTCGTTGTTCCTGCGAGATGACGGCGGGGCGAGCACCACTCTCTACGTGAAAGAGTCCGGGTCCGGCAACACGGGATGGATCGCTAAGTAGCGACCGGTCGACTAGGATGACCGGCATGACCATTCACCTAGTAGGACTCCCGCACACCTCCCTGGACGACGTCACCTTCTCGACGTGCGCCTTCACTACCAAGGCAGTCCGCTGGATCGAGATCCTCCAAGACCTCGACCTGGACGTCGTCGCGTACTGGGGCGGAGGAAAGACGACAGCCACCTGCGAGGTGGTCGAACTTCTCTCCGAGCAGGAGCGACTCGACTACTTCGGTCCCGACGTGGCCACGGTGCTCCCCTTCATCGAGTGGGGTGAGCACGCCGAGTACTGGCGGGTGTTCAACCATCGGGCACGCACCGAGATCGGTACGCGCATCAAGCCGGGGGACCTCATCGCGGTGTGGGCAGGCGGGGCACACCAGACGGTGATCGACGCCTTCCCAGACAACACCTCGATCGAGCCTGCGGTCGGGTACGAGGGCTTGGCGCGGAATACGTTCGCCTGCTTCGAGTCGTACGCGTGGATGCACCACCGCTACGGCGCGCACAACATCAACGACGGGCGAGCCTTCGACGCGGTGATCCCTAACTTCGTCAGACCCGGCGACTTCTACAACGAACTCGACGCGGGCTACCTGCTCTTCATCGGCCGCGTGAGCGTTCGCAAGGGGCCGCACGTTGCCGCTGACATCGCGGAGCGTGTTGGAAAGCCACTGGTCGTAGTCGGGGCCGGTGGTACTGACCTTGGGAACGGCTTCATCCGGGCCGACGGTGGTGTGGAGTTCGCGGGGGACTACCGAGGACCGGTGGGGCCCGCCGAACGCGCCAAACTCATGGCGAACGCCTCAGCCCTTATCGTCCCGACGCTCTACATCGAGCCCTTCGGCACCGTACACGTCGAGGGGATGATGTCCGGGATCCCTCCCATCGCTCCCGACTACGGTGTCTTCACCGAGACGATCCGACAGGGCATAACGGGCTTCCGGTACCGCACGCTTCAGCAGGCCGTCGACCAGGTCCACTTGGCCGACCGGCTCTCTCCTGAGACGATTAGGCAGGAAGCCATCAACCGCTTCTCCCTGAAGGCCGTCGCTCCAGCGTTCGATGAGTGGCTGTGGCGCGTCAGGTCGGTTCGAGAGTCAGGCGGCTGGTACTCCACGGAGTACTTCGGGAAGGGCAGCGATGAGGGCAGCGGACTTCGCGGTGGGAGCAGCCCCGGTTGAGCGAGCCCGCAGAGGAGCCGCATCCTTCCAGTCGATGGCCGGGCTCGCCCCGGACACTCGCGACTACAGCCGAGCCCTGGTCACCCCGGGCATCGTCAAGCAGGTAGCGAAGGCGTACGGCGACCTACCCGACTTCGACCCCAAGGCCCTCCCGGCCTTCCACGCGATGCGCGAGGAGGTCAAGCGGCAGTACGACCACCTGACCGCCCCGGAGTCCAAGGGCGGCATGGGGATGCAGCACGAGGTCACCCCGCACGACCCGTACGGAGACCCCGACGCTGGCGGCACCAAGCACTTCTTCAACGACATCGCCGAGGGTCGAATCAAGACCTTCTCCGCCGCGAGCACTGGCGGCCACCCCGTCTTCAGCAACGACGAGAACGACATGTTCCGCGCCGTCCACGACGTCTTCGGGCACGCCGGGACCGGCCGAGGTGTCGACCGGCACGGTGAGGAGGCGGCCTTCCAGAAGCACGCCGCGATGTTCAGCCCGCTCGCCAGGCAGGCGCTCGCCACCGAGACGCGCGGCCAGAACCACGCGATGATCGCAGCCGGTGGGCAGTTCCAGGAGCAGAAGGTAGGGCTCCTCCGTCCGAGCATGTCGATGGTCCGCTTCACCGAGGCGGGCAACGCACACGAGCGCGCGTCGGCGCTGCTCCAGGCGCAGCAGTTCCATCGGAACCAGGGCCTCTAACACCGCAGCCCTGTCGTCTGAGATCCTAAGACTGCGAACAACAACTGCCCATACGAACGTCAGCGAGGTCACGCCATGGCCGATAATCGGTATGGCAACGGTACGCCCAACGTGGCGACCGTTCGCGAGTTCGTAGCGGGCTATCAAGCGAAGAACAAGGCCGAGGCTGTGTCCGGGGCTAAGACCCTGGCCGTCGGTCTCCTTACCGCCGCAGCCGTGTCGTTGTACGGCCGCAGGAAGCGGTAGTAGATGCCCTGGCTTCTCAACGAAGACGCAGCCCTGAAGAGGAAACTCCAGGGACTGAAGGTCACCGACGTCAACGAGCCAGCCGGGGGTCGACCGGTCCCCGTACGCTTCCGACTCCCCGAGACCGAACTAGCCGAGATGACCTTCCCCACGATCATCATCGAGCACGCCGGGATCAGCAAGGACTCCGAGCGGGAACACCGTGGTGTCGAGCGCCTGACCTACATCCCCGAGGACTACGACCCCCGTGGCATCTGGCCGACGCTGGTCGACGTGGTGGACGATCCCGTTGATGACGGCGTCAACGACATGACCACGAACGCCCGAGGCGAGTTGTACACGACTGACGACCCGGAGAAGGGAGTCCTCGAAGATGACATCCCGTACTTCGCGGAGTTCCCGATCCCCTACAACCTCGACTACCAGGTGACGGTCTACAGCCGCAAGGCTCTCCACAACCGCGACCTCCTGGGGAAACTGGCCGTCAACAACAGGCTCCCCCACCGATTCGGCTTCCTGGAGATCCCCGAGGACGGGACGATTCGTCGTCTCGACCTCATCGGGGGACCGACGGAGGACCACGACAAAGACCGCGATGGGAAGAGGATCTTCCGCAGCATCTACGCTGTACGAGTGTCCTCTGAACTTCTTCAGGGGGCCGTCGAGACCTACTACCAGGTCCTGTCCGACCCAGAACTGACTTTGGAATACCAGATGGGCCCTTACGACGACGAAACAGAT